TGCGCCAAGCTAAGGAACGACGTAAAGCACTTAAACTAAAACTAACTAAATGACTGAAACTAACATCATCCTGGCTATCATTGGTTGCGTAGGTTTGTTGTCTACGCTTGCAGTGTACTCACGAGCTAACACTGCTGTTACTAAATACGAACGCAAACTAATTAAACATGACTGAATCACGCGAATGGTTGTTGCTCAACGCTGTAGAATGTTGGCTTCATCACTACACTAACGTCGGTAAGTTCACCGATGATTATATCAAACTTCGTGATGAGTTGCGGATTGCTGTCAAAGAATCTGACACATTCACGGATTCCAAGGACGCACCAACCAAACCAACACCCCGCAAACGTACCCCTAAAGCATCCTAATGGCACAACCACGTCTATACGAGGTGACCCTACGTTCAGGCACTATACACCTGTTAGCGCCCGACTCTGAGTCTGCTGCGTGGGCAGCGTTAGAGTTGTCCCATGAACGAGACGATGAACTAATCAATGTTAAGCAAGCTGATGAGTGGTAAGTATTATCCTAACAACTGGCAAGAATACAAAGATGCTCCTGATGAGATGTTTGAGCCTCATACATTTGAGGAGATTATGTCTTGGAAGGTAGCAGGTTGGGAGCTTCCTGGTTCTGTGTGTTGTATCATTCGTGCTAACACCAAGTCTGGTAAGATCAAAGAGTATGTCTATCAAAAGCAACACGCTGCTGAAGCTAAAGTCAAAAACCTAATGGCAGAGGGTGCAGAGTTCACTGTCTGCACTGATGAGGCTATCCATTTTATTACACCCGGTTCTACTGATGTCATTGATTACGATTGAACAGTATCACGAGTTGGCTGAGGATTACCCAGAGCTAGCTAAGCTTATTCACATTCACGACGACGCGGAGGATTTTATTGACGACACAAGCGGAGATTGATGCACAGATAGCGTTTGAGCGTGAGGCTATTGCTCACGGCTTACATAAACTACACAAGAACATACGAGACTTAGAGGACAAGTCGTACGCCTCTGCTAGTGTGTATGGTGTTGCATCTATCGACGCTCTTCTACCCACACTTGTACAATATATTGAAGACACTACACACGACAGGCTGACACGTGGTAGAGGTCATCAATTTCAACTTATTAAAACTTATGTATCTCAGCTTGAGGTATTAGCATCTGCTACTATTGCACTCAAGGTTACCTTTGATAAAGTCTTCTCATATAAAGACAAAGCTAACCAAGCTGTCAATGTGTGTGATGCTATTGGCAAAGCTATTGAAGATGAGTGTCAGATGCGACACTATGAGAAGGAAGCTCCAGGACTCTTAGAGACTCTCAAGAAGAACTATTGGCACAAGTCGATTGGCACTCAGCAAAAGTTGACTGTCATTCGTACTCTCATGAACCGATATGAAGTACCCAAGTGGCACTGTTGGGGGCGTGATAACCGTGTTAAATTAGGTGGTTGGTTGCTTGATTGCATCTGCACAACTAGCGAATGGTTTGAAACCTTAGTAATGCAAGAGCGTAACAAGCGTGTCCAATATGTAGTCCCAACTGCAAAGTTTATGGACATCAAGGACGCACTGATGAAAGACGCTGAGCTATTCAGTCCTCTTGCATGGCCTATGCTTATCCCTCCTAATGATTGGAGCAATGCACAAGCTGGTGGTTACCTTCTCAATGAGGTTATGAGAGGTCATGATTTGGTGCGTCGGGGACAGGGCGGATGTATACAGGGGGAGAAACCACTTGAGTTTTTAAACAAGATTCAAAAGGTTTCCTACTGTCTAAATCCCTTTATTGTAGAGGTAGCTGAGAAGTTAGATGAGTTAGAAAGACCAGTTGGTAAATTCTTACCCATCGTTCACTATCCTCTTCCTCCTAAACCAGTAGACATTGCGGAGAACGCAGAAGCTAGAAAGTCTTATAGACGAGAAGCTGCTGAAGTCCGTAATAGGCAAGCTAATGAGTTTAGAAAGTCATGTAGAACTCGCATGACAATGGAAGCAGTAAAGAGGTTTAAAGATAAAGCTAAGTTCTATATTCCGTGGTCTTTTGATTACAGAGGTAGAGCTTATCCAATCCCTGCCTTCCTTACACCACAAGATACCGACTTTGGAAAAAGTTTGTTGAGAAGTGCTGAGGAATCTTTTATGACTCCTGAGGCTGAGGACTGGTTAGCGTTTCAGGTAGCTACTACTTGGGGTCTTGATAAAGCTCCTATGCAGGAGCGATTACAATGGGTACAAGATAACATCACATTCATCAAGCGTATAGCTTTAGATCCTATTGGTAGCCTTTCTGATTGGGAGTCTGCTGATGAGCCTTGGCAATTCCTTGCTGCTTGTGAAGAGTATTACCATTGTGTTGTCTCTTGTGACCGTAGCTTTACCGGCTTGTTTGTAGCTACTGATGCTACGTGTAGTGGTCTTCAAATCCTTGCTGGATTAGCACGGGATAAGTCTACTGCACAATTAGTCAATGTCCTTCCTGGTAACAAACCACAGGATGCATATAGGGTAGTTGCTGAACAAGCTAAGCCTTATTGTCCTGCGTCTATTCAACCCTACATCGACAGAAAGACGGTCAAACGTGTAGTCATGACCGTGCCTTACAATGCTAAACCGTACTCCAATCGTGGGTACATCAGGGACGCACTAAAGGAAAAGGGTGTAGAGATTGACAAAGACGATCTCACAAAGACTGTTATGGCAGTGAGAGATGCTATGGAGGTTGTCGTTCCTGGTCCTATGGCAGTGATGACATGGATTGAGGAAGAGGTATCCAAAGCTATTGATCGTGGAGAGACTGAACTTACATGGACTACTCCATCTGGGTTTGTTGTTACTCAACGGTTGATGAAAAAGGAGAAGGTTACTGTTAAGCTACAGTTACTGGGTCGTTGTGAACTTGAGGTTGCTGTTGAAGACAGTGACAAGGTTGACAAACAACATCACAAGAACGCAACAGCTCCTAACCTTATCCACTCTCTTGATGCTAGTCTTCTACATCTAGCAGCGTTACGCTTTAACGCACCTATTGCTCTCATTCACGATTCAGTATTGTGTCGTGCTACTGACATGTCTACCCTCAGTACAATCGTGAGAGAGACTTACATGCACCTGTTCGCAGAGCATGATTACCTTTTAGACTTTGCCCAACAGATAGGGGCAGAGACTGAACCACCGATCATCGGAGATCTGGAACCAGAGTCCGTGATTGAATCCACTTACTTCTTTTGTTAATGACCCGCACCATCCACAAAACTGAACAGCCTGTTGTCCTTGAAGGTTACCAAGCTGTACTGAAGCCAAGCAAGTTTGGCTATTCGTTGTCTGCCCTTGTCGATGCTGACCTTGTTGAGAAGCTCGAAGAAGATCGTACTGAATCCCTCAAGTGGGCAGAGACTAAACTGAAGAACCCTAAGCGTTCTACCCTTAAGCCTGAACCGTGGGAAGAAGTTGCTGATGGCAAATACAAGATCAAGTTCTCTTGGAATGAAGAGAGCAAGCCTCCTGTGGTTGACACTGAAGGTACGCACATCACCGATGAGAGCGTCCCTATGTACTCTGGCAGCCGCGTTAAACTCGCCTTCTACCAAAAGCCTTACATCCTACGTGATGGCATCACTTATGGCACCTCGCTGAAGCTTGTGGGTGTGCAACTGGTAGCACTGAACAACACTGCTGCTGTTGATACGGGTGACATGGCTGCTGAAGATGTAGCCACTTTGTTTGGCACTACTGCTGGATTCAAGACTTCTGAACCCAACGTAACTCTTACTGATACCACCACTGACGACGACTTCTGATGATTACTTTTGACTGCGCTAAGAACGAAGAGCTTGGTCTCTACGAAGGTACGCTTTGTGTTAAACTTCCTGAGATCACGGTAACCCGTTACAAAGCTGATCGCAACGATTTCAAATATGAACTGCGTCGTGCAGTTGCAGAGATCGTTGAAGAGATCATTGAAAAGAACCTGGAAGACTGATGTACAGGTCAGGCTTAGAGGTGAAGGTCGCTGATCTTCTCTCTAGCTTGAAAGTCAGCTTTGAGTATGAGTCCAGAAAACTAGCCTATGTTTTACAATGCAACTACACACCCGACTTTCTTTTACCGAATGGTGTCTTTCTAGAAGTGAAGGGACGCCTGACAAGCGAAGATCGAAGGAAGATGATTGCAGTGAAGAAGAGCAATCCAGACTTAGACATTCGATTCGTCTTTCAAGCACCATTTAATAAGATCTACAAAGGATCTAAAACCACCTATGCCAAGTGGGCTGATACACACGGCTTCCCTTGGTCATCTTATCAATCCATCCCAATTGAATGGCTCACCTAAAATACGGCACAGTCGAATACTACGCGGATATGTTTAGCGACACACTCGCTGATGTAGACGGTGAAGAGGTTGCCACTGTTGACAACATCTTGGCTGGCTTCTATCTTGCACTAGACGACTGGTTTGATTATCACAAGAAACAAGCAGATGCATATGGAGAACTCCGAGTCCGAGTTCGTGAGGCACTTGCCGTGTGATACGTGCGGCTCATCGGATGCAAACTCTTTGTATTCCGATGGGCACACTTTTTGCTTTTCGTGCAATTCGTACGATCACATCGAACCAAATGTCCACATTCATCAAATGTCTGCCCCCATTCAGATGCGTGGCTCAGCTGAACGGCTGCAGAAACGACGTATCTCAGAGAAAGTTTGTCAGAAGTACAGGATCCATAAGGACGGAGATGTACTTCGCTTCTATTACTTCAGTGAGTCTGGAGTCTTAGAAGGATGCAAAGTAAAGACCAAAGATAAAGTATTTACCTATGAAGGATCAGTACCTGGCACCCTCTTTGGACAACATTTGTTTCCCGCCACTGGAAAACGAGTCGTTATCACTGAAGGAGAACTCGATGCCGCTTCATGTCAAGAAGCTATGCCGGGGTGGCCGATGGTATCTCTACCTAGCGGTGCCGCAGCGGCAAAGAAGTCGGTACAACGGGCTATCCCCTGGCTCCAGGGTTATGAGGAG